AGTTTTAATAAAGCGCTGGACGATGGTTTTGCAGATCCAATAAAAGTAGCAGAATCAGTATTATATAAATTAGTAAAAGGCTACTCAGAAACCAATAGGGAAAAGCTATTCGTAGTATCTGATGGTTCGCAAATAGGTAGTCATGTAGAGAGAGTAAAGGTAACAGAACATTTTGAACCTAACCTCAGGGCAATTGAGTATTTCTTAAATAATAAAAAGCCTAGAAAGACTAATCCATTAGATGGTTATGGTGAAATGCTGGAAGTTACGGGTAAAATGGAATACAAAGTTATTCCAGATGAACTATTAGAAGATAAGGAGTAAATCATGGGTGGACCGGGATCAGGTAGGAAAAAAGGTGGGAGTAAAAAGAAATACGATCCTAGTGATCATCTTCCTTCAGATTTAGTGGCAAAAAGACGAAATAAAGCCGGATATAAAAAAATTGGTGCTCATTCTTATCCATCTAGTAGTTCATTTGGTTCTGGGAAAATTGGCAGATAAATTGAAAACAAACATTAAATGTGGAAGATGTAATTATAATATTAATAAGCATAAAGGAAAATTGAAAATATGCCCTTATGCTTTTCCTGGTGATCCTTGTGTTTTTATTCCTAGGTTAATTAACAATGTCAGTACCTAAACAATTTATAAAATTTGGCGATTGGTTATTATCTCATTGTTTGAAAGAAATTGATGGAAAATATTGTAAGGATTGGGACACTGATTATTGTTCAAATAGATGTAAAGGAATCCCATTCGATATGCAGAAACCTAAATGCACCAGGATTCTAAATGTCTGATACAGCTTCACCTACAATTGATCTTCGCGGCTTTGGTAAAAAGATAAATACTCATTTCATTCCTTTATTCAAAGATAAAAGCCGTATTCAGGTTCTTGTAGGTGGAGCTTCTTCTTCAAAATCATATTCAACTGGCCAAAAATATATTTATAAATGCATTAGGGAAAAAGGCCATAAGATATTAGTAGTAAGAAAGGTAGCTAAGACATTGCGGCATTCTGTATTTGATTTAATGATTTCAATTATTAATGATTCTAATATGAGAGAGCTTTTCAAATATAATAGTTCTGAATTAATGATTACTTGTTTAGCTAATGGCAATCAAATTATATTCACTGGACTTGATGATGTAGAAAAATTAAAATCAATTCATGGAATTACAGATATATGGGTTGAAGAAGCTTCTGAGATATCAGAATCAGATTTCAATCAATTGGATTTACGCCTTCGCGGCGAGACATTGCACAAGAAAACAATTACATTAACATTAAATCCTATATCAATTAAACATTGGATAAAGAAACGATTCTTTGATAGGAAAGAAGCTGATTGCATAACACATAGATCAACATATAAAAATAATGAGCATTTAGATGCAGATACTATCAAACGATTAGAGGGAATTGAAGATAAATACTTTAGGGATGTATATGTATTAGGCAATTGGGGTATTTATGGTAATGTTGTATTTAGTAATTATGAAATATGTGATTTTGAGTATACAGAAAATGATTTAGAAAATGTATTTGTAGGAATGGATTTTGGCTACGTTCACGCGCAAGCAATAGAGCGAGCAGGGTTTAGAATAGATGAAAATGATCCAGAACATAAAATGGCTTTATATGTATTTGATGAATTATACGAAAAGAATAAAACTAATGAGCAATTTATAGAAGATGCTATTGATCATTTTGGGGATGATTTATATTCATGGGAAATAACTGCTGATTGTGCTTACCCCGCTTATATTATAGAGTGGCAAAACAAGGGATTCAAAGTAGAGGGCTCTAAGAAAGGAAAAGATTCTGTAAAGTTTGGAATTGAATATTTAACAGGGATAAAGATATATATTAACAGAACTAATTGTTCTAAATTAGCAGAAGAAATACCTTCATTCAAGCGTAGGGAAGATAAAAACGGAGAAGTAACAGAAGATTTTGTTTCTATTTTTGATGATGGGATTGCGGCACTTAGATATGGTAGTGAGTATATATGGTCAAATCAAAATCAAGTGTATTATACAGAACCAGGAAGATGGTCATTATCGGATTTAGGATTATGACAATAAAAACAATACATTATTTAAATAGATATAAAGAACAAACATTGATAGTTAAAAATGAATTAGAATATCAGTTTGCTAAATTAAATTTCAATAAGAATGTTAAAATAATAAGGAGAAAATAAATGAAAGTAGTTTTTGAAGATCAAGGAGAAGTATTTAAGAATCCATTTAGGTTTCTTCCTTATTGTCCTAAATGTGATACTGAATTGTCTGCTAATGAAAATCCATGTAGAAAATGTGGAGAAGTTATAGAATGGTTCGATCCTTATAAAGGTGATTAAATGGTATTACAAAAGACTTCAAAAACAATTCTCACTTCTGATGATATATTAAAATATATTGATGATTATGAAATAAAGCAGGTTCCTCATCTAAATGATCTATGGGAATATTATAAAGGAAAGAATGTAAAGATAATAACAAGAAAAACTCCAGATCCAAACAACCCTGATAATAAAATAGTAATTAGTTATGGTAGAAAAATAGTTACAACTTACACAGGATATGGATATCGACCTAAATATATTACATATAAACCAAATATTAAAAAGACAGAAGAGCAAATAAATAGTGATGAAGTAAATATAAATGATTCAACTACAACAGAACCTGATCCTGTAGAAAAAGTATTTACTAACGAAATACAAATACTTTATAATGGTAATAATGAACATATAAAAACAAATAGAGCTGGTAGAAATTTAGCAATATTCGGATTTTCTTATGAAATACTTTATATTGATTCTGAAATAGATAATATAAATGGTCAATTAGCTAATAAAGCAATTCCTAAATTCTTTACTGTTGATCCTAGAGAAATGATTTTATTATATGATTTTAGTCCTGAACCTAAAATAGTTGCTGGAATTAGATATTATAAAATGGATAATGATAAGCAATATAAAGTAGAGGTTTACTATAAAGATAGAATAGAATATTATGTTAGATATCAGGATGATGAAAGTAATAAATGGCAATTAATGATTGATCATAATAATTCCGCTAAAATGAATATGTATGATGATATTCCTATTGTAGCATTTTATCGTGGTGATGAAATACAATCAATTATAGAAAATGTATTAACTATAATTGATGCTTATGATGTATTAATGTCAGATAGTATGAATGAATTTGATAGATTTGCTTTTGCTTATATGGTATTTAAGAGAATATCATTGACAAGTCCCATTGATCAAAAAAATCCTAATAAAATGAATGAAGCTTTAAAAGATTTAAAACGCCGTAGAGTATTTGAAGGCCTTGATAAAGATGCTGATGTAAAGTTCCTTACTAAGGATATTCCAACACAATTTATTACTTATATGGCTGATAAATTAAAAATGGAAATACATTTACAATCTCATGTTCCTGATTTTACAACTTTAACTGGAGCATTATCAGGTGCGGCTATTGATAGATTATTATTTGATTTTGAAAACTTAGTATCAAGTGATGAAGCAGATTTTGATGTTGCATTGATAAGGCGTGGAAATCTTATTACTAATTTATTATTGAAATTAAATAGGATTCCTTTAGATTCTGATTTTGCTACAATGATTAATATTTCACATAAGCGTAATTTACCATTAGATAGAAATAGCTTCGCACAGATGGCACAATTATTAGTAAATGGTGGATTTAGTAGAAGGATGATTGTAAGTCAGATGCCAGAGGATATGGTACCTGATGTTGAAGCGGAATTAAGGGAGGAGGAAGAGGAACAAAACGCTATGACAGGGCCGTTAGATAATAGTATGGATTTTGGTAGTTCGGATATGAATAATCCAAATCCAGATGAGCAAAAACAGATTGATAATCTAATTGCTGGTGGTATGAATGAGCAAGACGCGATTAATCAAGTAATGGGAGGAGCATAACATGGGTGGACCAGGATCAGGACCGCAGAAAGGTGGAGCTAAAAAATTAACTCCAGGACAATTAGCAAAAAAGAAATATGGTAGTTCAAAAAGAATAAATGCTAAAGTAGCTAAGATGGCAAAGAAATATCCAGTAAAGAAAGATGCGCCATCTAAAAAGATGTATAATGGGGCAAATGATAGTCATTATCCAGTTTTTATTGGTAGAGGATAATGGAAAAGCCCACTGTCGAGCAAGTAGTATGGGTATTCGAAAAACTAATTAAAGATATAGGTACTTTTAGATATTTAATTTATGATAAGATGGGATTTGAAAGTAAAGATTATGAAGATTTATATAGAGCTGGCGGAATGGCTATTAATAATGCATTAGTAGAAATGTATCTTGAGGAAAAAGGAAAAGATTAAATGTATGGTGATAAAGGAATACAAACTGGTTGGATGATTGAAAATAAAATAAATGGTTATCCTATGTGGTGGACAGGTTGCCATGATATTACTGGTATGAATGAATGGGATATTGAATCATTAAATTGTGTTAGATTTTGCAGGAAAGAGGATGCCGAAATGATTATAGTTGGAGTATTAGGATTAAAGATTCCTAGTGAAAATATATTGGCTACAAGTCATCAATGGGGATAAAATGGATTTATCAAAGTTAGAGCAACAAGCATTAAATACTCTATTAAAAAATGAAGCAAAGTATTCCAAACAAATACAACAGACATTGCTTGATGCTCTAACTTCCATTTATGGTGAGATGACAAAGATATATGATAAATATGCAATTAATAGTTTATTGACTAAAGTTGAAATGACCAAATATAATAAATATCAGACAATGGAAAAGCAAATATTGGATAAGCTTGATCCTGTATTAAAGGCAAATATAAAAACAATTTCAAAATTATTGCCAGAACAATATCAAGAATCATTTTTCCATTATGCATGGGCTATTGATAATGCAACGGGATTACGACTTGATTGGGGATTAGTTAATACAAAACAATTATTAACTCCATTTGATATTACTAATCCTAAAAATATTGAATTACAAAATGCATTAATTAATTATACAGTTAATGGAAAGAAAGCAATACGTTCTGCATTATTAAATAATTTATCCCAAGGAAAATCATTTCAACAAATGGTTAAAGATATTAAAAAAGCTGTAACAATTACTTATAACGATGCAATTAGGGTAGTTAGAACAGAAGGAATGAATGCTATTAATGCAGGGCAAGCATATAGTTATTTACAAGCGCAAGATATGGGAATAGATGGAGGCCCTGTCTGGTCTGCAACTAAAGATGAAAAGACGAGAGATACTCATGGTGAAATGGATGGGGCGCGAAGAGTACAAACAGAAGAGCAAGATGGTTGGATATTACCTAGTGGTGAATTTGTAGAAGGGCCGGGTGGATATTATGCAGATCATCCAGGTGATGAATCATTGCCACCAGAAGAACGTTGTAATTGCAGGTGTAATGAAAGGTTTGAAATAACTGGATATTCACCGCAATTAATGAGAACTAGGGAAGAGGGAATATTGCCTTATCAATCATATCAATCATATGCAGAGGAATACCATCCAGATTGGTTAGAATAATGGAATTAAATAAAAATATAAATATAAAATGTCCTTATTGTGAATTTATTTCTAAAACATTTAGTAGTACTATTAATATGACAAATAGAGAATATTGGATAATGACTGAAGTATTTGTATATTTACACAATGGCAAAGATTACTGTAATAATGAAGGTATAGTAGATAACACCTTTTAACTTAGAAAACGTCGTATAGTAAATGTAAATTAGGTTTTAGAAAGGAAAAATAAGGAGTAAATTATGCCGACTAAGAAAGGATTCAGTAAGAAAACGGTTTCTAGTAATATTAAAACTGAAATGAATTCCGGTAAGAGTCAAAAGCAAAGCGTGGCTATTGCTTTATCTATTGCAAAAAAGGCTAAATCTAAAAAGAGTAAAAAGAAATGACAAGTTCTACTGGCACGATAATTGAAAGTTATATTGATTGGATGAATAATGAAATTAATAAAAAGAAATATGGAGAGGTATCATTAAAAGTAAAAATATGTAATAATCAAATTGTAGGTGTAGAGAAAATGTCTATAGATAATGATAAGTTTGAATTAAAACTAAAAGGAGCATAATAACATGGGTGGACCAGGATCAGGGCGTAGGCCGGGATCGGTAAATGGGGTTACTGGAAAGATAACTGGGATCAAAAAATTACCTACTAAGGTTAATTCTGCTTATAAACGAGCAGTAAAATCATCTGATACTTATAAGATTAAAAAAGCCAATATAGCATTGACTAAAAAGAAAGCGGCCGCTCACAATAAAACAACTAATGGAAATTCAAATAAACAAGCAGCTAAAAATAGAATTGCAGACAATTTTAATCCTAAAAGATTTGGATAGAGGTAAATCATGGGTGGACCAGGATCAGGAAG